CCGTTTTGTGGGAGGACACCGAATCCAGACTGGACTGATGAGAGCTACATAGAGTGTACAAATCGTAAATGTTCTCTTTATGGTTATGGAATGAGTACAGGCGACTGGAACACCCGCCCAATTGAGGATGACCTTCGCAAGCGCATTGCCGAGTTGGAGGCGCTTGTTAATGTGTCGGAAGGTCTTTACGAGCGTATCTATGAGCAAGCAGCCCGCATTGCCGAGCTGGAGGCGGAGATTGTCCAACTTACCGCTCACGATGCTACAGAGCGGCAAGATGATAAGTGGATACCGGAGGTGCAGGATGTGTAACTTTTTCAGTTTTGTAACAGACCCAGTGAATCACCCAGCGGAGTATTACTACTTCGACTGGGAATATCGCAAGGCGCACCTAAACGACGATGGAGTGGACAGCCATTCGCATATCTGTGCATACTACCTCCTCAACGAGGATAGATGTAACAAATATGAGTTCAATCCGCTGACTGGAAGATTTGATATTGACCAAATCAACTCGGAGCGTGATGATTCAAATGCTGCAGAAAAGTGGGCGAAACGGCAGGACTTCAAAGAGATTGTCGAGACACTTATTATCAAGCCGATTGTCAAACCGTTTGAGTTGCCAAAGGTAGAACAAGTGACAGATGAACAAATTGGCTGGCTGAAGGAGTGGGCTTCGGTCAGGGATTTGGTCGGGGCTTCGGTCTGGGCTTTGGTCGGGGATTCGGTCAGGGATTCGGTCTGGGCTTTGGTCGGGGTTTCGGTCAGGGATTTGGTCTTGGATTCGGTCAGGGATTTGGTCGGGGCTTCGGTCTGGGCTTCGGTCAGGGCTTCGGTCAGGGATTTGGTCGGGGCTTCGGTCTGGGCTTCGGTCAGGGATTCGGTCTGGGCTTCGGTCTGGGCATATATCAGCAGTTTTTTCGCCATCAACTACAAATACAACTTTTCGTCTGTAGCAAATCTTTGGAACGCAGGGCTTGTACCCTCATTTGACGGTGAGACATGGCGGTTGCATAGCAGCGAGAATGCGGATGTGGTTTACGAGTGGACGCCGGAGGTGCAGGAATGAACACGCTTAAACCCTGCCCGTTTTGTGGGAGGACACCGAATCCAGACTGGACTGATGAGAGCTACATAGAGTGTACAAATCGTAAATGTTCTCTTTATGGTTATGGAATGAGTACAGGCGACTGGAACACCCGCCCAATTGAGGATGACCTTCGCAAGCGCATTGCCGAGTTGGAGGCGCTTGTTAATGTGTCGGAAGGTCTTTACGAGCGTATCTATGAGCAAGCAGCCCGCATTGCCGAGCTGGAGGCGGAGATTGTCCAACTTACCGCTGATAGCACAGACGAGCGGAAAGATGATAAATGGATACCGGAGGTGCAGGAATGATACCCAAAATTTCCAAAATTGTTAGCTGTGTTTGCGGATGTCATTTGGTCAAATTTGAGAAATGGACGGACGATGAAGGTGCGTGGATGATGATCTATGAGAACTCTTTTTACTCGAAACAGGGTGGAAGAATCAGGTCATATCTGAAACGGCTATGGTCAGCAATTCGAGGAAAAGAATATTTGCTGATGGAAATCAGCATGTCAGACGAGGATACTGTTGGGCTAAGAAATGCACTAATCGAGGCTACAACACCGCCGGAGGAAATCCAATGAACCGGACATACGAGGAGTGGGTTGAGAAGGTGACGGACAGCAGCGCGGACATTGCGCTCGCGGACATGCTGGCGGACTGGCAGGCGGACATCATCCGGCGAATGAAGGCTGAGCACGCGCTGAATAAGCGCATTGCCGAGCTTGAGGCGGAAATTGACCAACTTACCGCTGATAGCACAGACGAGCGGAAAGATGATAAGTTACCTGAGCGGGAAGTGTGTGAAGCCTGTGGGGGCGATGGCACATTGCTTTTAGTAGACAACTATAAAGGGCAAGCAACTGCAACTGTGGATTGTCCGTATTGCAACGGCACTGGACGTGTAAACAAGGAGTGTGAGAAATGAGCGAACAAAAACATCCGGATGATATGACGCGTGAGGAGTTGATAACCCTCGTGTTTGCAATGAGCTGGGCGGCGTTGGATTTAGCACAACACTTGGATTTTACAACAAAAATGCTGAAAGAAGAATATCGAAAAGAAGCTTACAAAAAAGCGACACGAATGGCATATGAACTTGTTTTTCTTTGGGAAGTAGAACCAGATGAGAATAAAAATTCGGGGATACTTATTTTTGGTGAAAATGGATTGGAGCACGGGTGAGCAAGTCAGCGCTTGAAGCAGAGTTAGCCTTGCAGATCAAGGCGTTGGGCTTGCCAGAGCCGATTCGCGAATACCAGGCAATCAAGGGGCGCAAGTTCCGCTTTGACTTCGCTTGGCTTGAGCACAGGTTGCTGGTGGAAGTGAACGGCGGCACTTACACGAAGGGTGCTCACTCTACAGGTCGGGGCATTGCGCGAGACTACGAGAAGGCGAACCTGGCTACGCTTGACGGCTGGCGCGTGCTGATGTTTGACGGCAAGGCGGTGAAGTCGGGTGTAGCGGTTGAAGTGATTAGACAGGCGTTGGAGGCGTGAGATGGGATTTTGGGAAGAGTTGTTTTATGTCATGAAAATAGGCACGGTGGTTACCGTGTGTGGGCTGTTGGCAAGTTTGCCGATAGCGTTTATAGTGCACCTCGCGATTGAAAGAGGGTCATGGTTGTTAGGTGTTCTGGCGTTCTTTGTACTTATAGCGATTGCGAGTATAGCGGTTGTTATCCAAGAACGGTTGGAGGCTGAATGAACCTGATTGATTTCCTAAGCGAAGAGGACGCGGAAAAGCGGATTGAGGTGCAAGAGCGAATTGACGATCTTAGTCGCATAGAGAGAGCGATGCTGCATTTGTGGGTGGAAGGGTACACCCAGGCAGAGATTGCGCACATGTTTGGTTACTCGCAAGCCAGAATAAGCCAAATACTCAATGCGATTTATAAAAGCTGCTGAAAAGTGGCTGTAGTATATAGAGACCATTGTGGAAACTAAACGTTGTGTTTGTGGAAAAGTTATAACGAGCCAATTTGATCTTTGCAACAAGTGTCAAGCAGAATACGGGCTTGACCGTTCTAAGTGGGATGATTGGCTTATTTTCATGGTTGCCGACTTGAAGCGAGAGCGTCGCCAACAAGCAATCATTGACGAACGCGAAATCCCGTTTTCAGAATTAGGAATTTATTAACTCGGAGGCTTGAATGGAATTTGACGTAACACTTTTAGGAATCGTAATCGGAATGATGGTACTGGCTAACCGCTTGGTGGCAATGCTCATTACTCCGCTGTGGGATAAGTACGGCTGGGACAAATTCTGGCTGGCTTATCCGGCCTGGATTCTATCGGGCGTGTTCGTGTGGCTGACTGAAGTCAACCTATTCGCCGCGTTTATCCCGAACGCGCTTATCGGTCAAATTCTGACTGCCATTGTTGCAGGGGGCGGGTCAAATTTGCTCCACGACCTAACTGACAAGCCATCCAATCTGATTGCCGTGTTTGATGCGCTTGAAGATTACGAGGACGCTAACGGATGAGCGAGAACGTCTGGGTCGCAATCATAGCAGCGGTGCTGGGCGGAGGCGGCTTAGGCGCGGCTATTGTGAATGCGCTTGCTAACCGCAAGAAAATCCAGGCGGACTGTGTAGCAACGCTATCATCCGCATACGAAACGAGGATAAACGCTCTCAATAAGCGGGCGGATGAGTTGGCGGCGAAGGTGGACGTCTTAGAGGCGCAAGTCTGTGGCTTGCGTTCTGCATTGTCAGACAGGGAAGCAATGATTGTGAATTTGCAGCAGGAAAATGTTGATTTGCAGGCGCAAGTGGACAAGTTGAGCAAGGTGGTCAACAACAAGGATAAGCGTATTCGGGAATTAGAGCGACAGGTCGCTGACCTGACCACGCGTCTTAATGCGATGAATGGTGGAAGCGGTGAGGCTTGGCTCGGTGGTACTGATTGACTTCAAGGGCGGACGTGAGTGCCTGTGGACGTACTCTCGCTTACTTGAAAAGACGAGGATTATTTGGAAACGATCAAATTTGATGCAGTAGTTTATAAATTACAGACATTGGCTGACGGTGGAATCAGAATCACGCTTGATATGAGCGAGACCTCGATTCCTCAAATGGCAATGTTAGCAGAAACCAAACGACAGGGTTTGGCTCTTTCGTTTGAAGCGAAGGCGAGCGGCAGTTAGTTTATGGCTTATGCGCCAGCAAGACAATGTGTTGTGCCAGGATGTCCGAATCTTGTGACAGAGCCTGGTGTTAGCCGTTGTCCAGAACATCAAAAACAATACAAAAAAGAGTTGACAAGACCGCGTGATGTCAAATACACGAGTCAACGATGGCGCAAGACCTCGAAGGTGTTTTTGAGTCGCAATCCAATTTGTGAACGTTGTGGTGAGCCGAGTGAGATCGCACACCACATTATTCGTAAGCGTGATGACGGGGCAGACGACTTCGACAATCTGGAAGCACTTTGCCGAAAGTGTCATGAAGCCGAACATCATGCAAGCGGTGAAAGGTGGGGTAGGCGTGCGAGGTAGAACGCCATTGCCAGATGCTTTGAAAGAAGCACAGGGAACGCTGAAGAAGAGCCGAGTAAATGACTCTCAGGCTCGTTTTGACGTACCTAAAGACTCACCGAAACCGCCGACAACGCTCAATCTCTATGGCAAGCGGTTGTGGAAAGAAATGCTGCCAAAGTTGGTTGAAACAGGTCTTTATACCGAAGGTGATCACCAGGCGTTTGAATTGCTTTGCATGGCTTATGGTGATCTGATTCAGGCACGCAAAGACCTTAAAGAGTCGGGTACGATTGTTATCACAGACAAGGGCACGGTTTATCAGCACCCTAACGTTGGGATCGCAAACCAGGCTTGGAATCGGGTGAAACTGATGTTGGGGCAGTTTGGGCTGACACCAGCAGAGCGGACACGAGTAAAAGCACGCTCACCCGAAGAGAAAAGGGGCAGTTTGGCAGAATCGTTGTTTGCTGCTGCACGTGAAAAGGTTGAGGGTGAGACTGAGTGAGTGCAAATCTGTATTTAGGTGACTGTCTGGAAGTCTTATCAACGCTTGAAGCGGATAGCATTGACACCTGCATCACTGACCCGCCTTACGAGTTAGGTTTCATGGGTAAGAAGTGGGATTCAAGCGGCATTGCGTTCCAGCCTGAAACTTGGCAAGCCGTATTCAGGGTGCTGAAACCAGGTGCAATTCTGCTTGCCTTCGGCGGCACTCGCACCTATCACCGCATTGCTTGCGCTATTGAGGACGCTGGCTTTGAAATCCGTGACACTATCGCTTGGGTATACGGGAGCGGATTCCCTAAAAGTTACGACATAAGTAAGGGAATTGACAAACAAGCTGGAGCTGAAAGGGAAATAGTAGGCTACAAGGAAACATCAACTTATCCAGATAGCGATGGTGTTGCTCATTACAAAAACAGGCAACAAAGCAATGGTTCTCAAGTCAATACAGGAGGTATGCCAGAAATCACCGCGCCCTCCACCCCCGAAGCGCAACTCTGGGATGGCTGGGGCACGGCGTTGAAGCCTGCCTTTGAGCCGATAGTTGTTGCGATGAAGCCGATTGACGGCACGTTTGTCAACAACGCGCTCACTTGGGGCGTGGCTGGCTTGTGGATTGACGGGGGTAGGGTGGGGACGTCAAAAAACGTTCCTGCATCACCAAGCGATAAAGGCACTCTGCAATGTAAAGGTTTGGGCGGTGGATGGGATAGAAGCGGAATGAATCCGAACATTGGTCGCTTCCCTGCCAACTTGATTCACGACGGCTCGGATGAGGTGGTGAGTGGGTTTCCGAATACTACGAGCGGCAAGGTTGCGGCTGGAACTATGCGAGGCTTGAAAAGCAATCACAATGTGGCATACGCAGACATCGCCGCCGGAACTGAATTGACTGGCTACGGCGACTCTGGCTCAGCCGCGCGCTTTTTCTACTGTGCGAAAGCCAGCCGAAGCGAGCGCAACGCTGGGCTGGAGGGGATGGAAGAAAAGGTCGGCGGTGGAATGAAGGGCACGGAAGACCAAACGCTTTTGACTGGCTCTGGAAACATCCGCAACAATAAAATGCAAAACCACCATCCCACCGTCAAGCCAATCGAACTGATGCGCTACCTTGTTCGGCTTACCAAAACGCCAACAGGCGGGGTGGTACTTGACCCGTTCATGGGGTCTGGCACGACTGGCATTGCTTGCGTGTTGGAAGGACGCGAGTTTATCGGAATTGAGCGGGAAGCGGAGTATGTCGAGATTGCAGAAAAGCGGATTGCGCATTACAGGTTGCCGATATTGGAAGAAGTGATCGAGTGAAAAAGTACGATCCCTGGAATTGCGACCTTGATAAGTACGAATTTGACCCTGTGGCTGGGCAGGTTGCAGTCGACTTTATTGAAAATTATATTACCCATGTCAAAGGGGAGTTAGGCGGCAAGCCTTTTTTGCTTTTGGAGTGGGAAAAGGATTTTGTAAGAAACCTTTTCGGTTGGAAAGAAAAGGAAACAGGTTATCGGCGTTACCGTGAGGCGTTTGTATTTGTGGCACGGAAAAATGGCAAAGCATTAGAAGTCAATACTCCGATTCTGACTACTACAGGTTGGAAGAAACACGGCGATTTAGTCCCTGGAGACTTTGTTTTTTCTCCTGATGGCGTACCCGCAAAGGTTATCTATTCTACTCCTCATTATGAGGGGAATTGTTATTTTGTGGATTTCTCAGGCGATGAAGCAATTATCGCTCACGAAAATCACGAATGGAAAACTAACCGCACCTGGTATACAGGAAAGCCCAAATGGATAGAAGGTGAAAAGCCTTTGGTTACCACTAAGCGGATTGCGGAAACTCTACGATGTGGGAAACGCCAAGACCTTGTGCATTCTGTGGATGTTGCGAAACCGATACAGTTTGAGCCAAAAGAATACACAATACCCCCGTATGTTTTAGGCGTTTGGCTTGGCGATGGCGACTCTGACAGTTGCAGGATCACGATTGCAGAACCTGAAATTGTCCAGAAGCTATCTGATTATGGTTATCCAGCCGAATATAGATCAAGATACCGACACCTTGTTGGACGGGGGAAGTTTCAAAAGCAACTGCGTGAAAAGGGCTTACTGGGCAATAAGCATATACCACAAGAATACTTGCTTGGTTCAGTTGAGCAAAGGATCGACCTCTTGCGCGGATTGATGGACACAGACGGTTATGTGTCTTCGGCTGGACAATGCGGAATTGCATTAACCGACGGTAATTTGTTTCGCCAAGTTGTCGAATTAATTACAGGCTTGGGATTAAAGCCTCGCGTAATGATTGATCGTGCTCAGTTAAATGGGGTTGACTGCGGAGTTAGATATAGAGTCCACTTCTATGCCTATCAAGACACGCCAATAGCATATATTGAGCGAAAAGCCAAACGGCAAAAAGAAACTCCAAAAACAAGGCGGCGCAGCCAGACTCGGATGATTTCAAATGTTACGCCCGCAGGTAAGCAAACAGTCAACTGCATCACAGTCGAAGGCGGGATGTATCTCGCAGGAAAGCAACTTATCCCAACTCACAACTCACCTCTTGGGGCTGCCATCGCGCTTTATCTGTTGATTGTAGACAATGAGCCTGGTGCAGAGTTGATCTCTGTAGCAGCAGACCGAGACCAGGCACGGGCGATTTTTGACACGGCTCGTTTTATGGTAAAGCAAAACGCCGCCCTGGACGAATTGGTTAGTGCATATCGAAATGCGATTGTCGCTAAGCAAGGGGCTTCAGTTTACAAAGTTGTTTCATCGGATGCTGGCACTAAGCATGGTGGAAACTTACATGCTGCGCTTTTTGACGAGTTGCACGCTCAGAAGAACCGAGACCTTTACGATGTTGTGCAAACCAGTTTTGGCGCGCGCCGTCAACCACTGCTGATTTCTTTTAGTACGGCAGGGTTTGATCGTGAGTCGATCTGCTATGAAGTTTACTCAATGGCAAAGCAGATTTCTGAGGGCATAATCCAGCGAGATTGGTTTTACCCCGTAATATACGAGGCATCGCCAGAAGACGATTGGACAAGCGAAGATACGTGGAAGAAAGCCAATCCGAGTTTGGGACACTCGATCAAGATTGATTACCTGCAGAAGAATTATGAAAAGGCTCTATCAAGCCCGCAGTTCCAAAACACTTTCAAGCGTTTGTATCTCAATATGTGGACATCGGCAGAAACACGCTGGCTTGATATGCAAAACTGGGACAAATGCGGTGAGCAACCGATTGACATGGGACTGCTTGAAGGGGCTGAATGTTACGGCGGTCTTGACCTTGCGACAGTTTCTGACATTGCTGCTTTTGTACTGGATTTCCCGAATGAAAGCGGTGAAGAGGAATTGCACACCTGGCTTCCGACCTTGTTCTGTCCAGAGTCAAAGTTGACCGACCCAGGTTTCATTGACCGCGACATTTACAGGGCTTGGGCTGACCAGGGCTATTTGATTGCAACGCCTGGAAACGTGATTGACTACGAGTACATCATTGCTGAAATTGAGCGATTAGGTGAACTTTACAACATTAAAGAGATCGCATTTGACCGTTGGGGTGCTGCACAGATTTCACAAACGCTTACCAATATGGGCTTTACTTTGGTTGGTTTTGGTCAAGGGTACGTGAGCATGTCACCACCCACAAAAGAAGTTGAGCGGTTGATATTACAAGGCAGGGTGAGACATGGAAACCACCCTGTAATGCGTTGGATGGCGGATAACGTTATGGTTACGACTGACCCTGCAGGGAATATCAAGCCAGACAAGAAGAAAAGCAGGCAGAAGATTGACGGCGTGGTTGCGGCAATCATGGCAACCGATAGGGCAATTAGAAATTCTGTAGGTCGCAAGGACTCTGTTTACGAAAAAAGAGGGTTGGTTGTTCTATGAGTTTATTTGGATGGTTTGCAGAATTGAGACCAGTTATTGTCAACACAAAGTTTGGCAAGGATTTCAGGGGCGTTGTTTGGAAGAAAACAAACGACTGCATCGTTCTGAAAAACGCAGAGTGGTTGTCGCCTGATGGGGCGAAAAAACTGGATGGTGAAACAATCATCTTCATCAAAGAAATCGAATTTATACAGGCGGTCTCATGACAACGATTATTTCAGAAACTAACCTAATAACGATGCCAGCGAATTGGTGGACAAACGCAAACAACATCACGCTTTCATCGGTGCGATCCGATTACAACTTCGATTATTTGGCGATGTACAGGAATCACATGAACGTGAGGATTTGCGTTGATTTCCTGGCTCGAAATATCGCTCACCTGGGGCTGCACGTTTACACGCGAAAAGAAGACAATGACAGAGAGCGATTGCGAGACCACAGGGCGGTACAAATTCTGAAACAACCGCTGCCGGCAAAGTTTAAGGTGACACAGTTCCAACTGGTTGAATCGGCAGTCGCAGACATGCTGATCAGCGGTAATGGTTATTTACTCAAACACAGAAACGGTGAGGGTGAGATCATCGCGCTTCAGCGTGTGCCTTATATGCTTATGAGTGTCAAGGGCGAGTTAGTTCCTACGAAATACAAAATTGGCTATATCGAGAAAGAGTACAAGCCAGAAGATATTATCCATTTTCGATTTTACAACCCTGAGAACTCTACCATCGGCGTTTCACCGCTTGAAGGTTTGCGCGAAGTGTTGGCTGAAGAATGGGAAAAGTCGAAGTACAGTTCTGGTTTCTGGCGGAATGCCGCTCGTATTTCTGGTGTGATCGAAAGACCGCTGGAAGCAAAAGAAATGAGCGAAGCAGCAGCACGCAACTTCCGTCAGCAATGGCAGGAAATGTATGCAGGTGAAGACAACAGCGGCAAGACTGCTTTGTTGGAAGAGGGCATGGTTTTCAAACCGATGTCGTTCAGCCCGAAAGAAACTGAGTATATCGAGAGCAGAAAACTAAACCGAGAAGAATGCGCGAGAGCATATCACATCCCCCCGCCAATGGTCGGAATTTTAGATCGCAGTACGTTCTCGAACATTACCGAGTTGCACAAGTCGCTTTACATGGATGTGCTTAGTCCAATGTGTGCCAGACTTGAGGACGATTGGGATTTGCAGTATTTGAGTGAGTTCAAAGATTTGAAGGGCGCATACACTGAGTTCAATATTGACGAAAAACTACAGTCTGATTTCAGTATGCAACTTGAGTCACTACGGCAGTCTGTGGGCGTGCCTTACATGACACCGAACGAAGGTCGTGCGATTCTGAACCTTCCACGTTTGAAGAACCCCCTGGCTGACACCCTGGTTACCCCTCTCAATATGGCAACCCCTGAAATGGTTATGCGACAACAACAGAACAAAAGTGAAATGCCAATAATTGAGACTAAGGCATCGGCTGAGTCTATCATGCCAGAATATCCCGACCTGGACAAAGACTTTGGTGAGAAATGGCACAAGTTGATGGTGAACGTTTTTACACGCCAGAGAGACGCAGTGTTACCAAAAGCGAAGATGGACAAGTTGGATGTGCTTTGGGACAAAGAGCGTTGGGACAGGGAAGTCGCTGAGGACTTTCTGAAACTTGCGGAAGAAACCGCCTGGGCTTATGCGGATGCTTTTGCAGGGCAGTTAGGCGCAGAGTACAAGCGCGAGTGGATGGAAAAATGGTTGCAGGAAAACTCCAGGATTGCCGCTGAATATATCAACGCCAGCACCTACGACCAGCTCGCAAAGGCGATGCAGGGTGAAAATCCAGTTGACGCAATCAAAGAGGTGTTTGCGTCAGCATTGGCGGTAAGAGCGGTGCAATTGGCTGAGGATCGCCGCGCGATGGTGGAAAGTTATGTTGAAGCAAAGATTGCAGATGCGGTTGATTCCGTTATCGGGAAGATTTGGACAGTTAGAAGCAACAACCCCCGCCCAGAACACGAGAAGATGAATGGCGAGTTTATTGAGAAAAGGGAAGTGTTTTCAAACGGACTACAGTACCCACGAAGTTACAAGGGTAGTGCTAAAGACAATGCCAACTGTAAATGTAAGGTGATGTGGGTCAGAAAACCTGTAGACACCACGCCTTTGAGGTGAAAGGAATAATTATGAAAATGGAAAAGAAATCATTTGAAACCGAACTTGAGTTCAAAGAAAACGCCGATGAGACTGGTCAATTCAAGGCAGTGTTCAGTTGGTTTGATGTAATTGACAAACACGGTGATGTTACCTTGCCAGGGGCGTTTGAGGAAGGGGCGAAAGTCAAGATTGCTTCCTGGGGGCATCGGTGGGAAAACCTGCCTGTTGGTCGCGGTGAAGTCCACCAGGATGAAGAGAAAGCCTGGGTGGACGGTAAGTTTTTCCTTGATACTGAAGCGGGTCTTGAAACCTACAAGACCGTCAAAAATCTTGGTGAGTTACAAGAGTGGTCGTATGGATTCGAGACCATTGACTCATCCGAGGATAAGAAAGACGGACGGACAGTGCGAGTGTTGAAGAAACTCAAAACTTTCGAGGTGTCGCCTGTATTTATTGGTGCAGGGAACGACACTCAAACTTTAGCCATTAAGAGCGAGGGCGAAGAGTCTGAGCCAGAAGTGGAGCAGGAAGTCAAAACTGAATCAGAGACCGTGGAAGTCGGGAATGAGAGCGGCGTTGATCCTGCTGACATGAAATTACTAATCGAAATAATTGCTTTGGAGGCAAAACATGAATAACGAAAAATTTATGAATCTTTTGGGCGATGCCCGTGAGATTGTTGAAAAGGCTCTTGTTGAGGGTCGCCCTATGACAGAGGACGAGCGCAATAAGTCCATGAACATGGTAGAAGAAGCCAAACAAGGTCTTGATGACGTTGCTTTGGAACGCAAGATCGCTGAACTTCAGGCTGCTGCCGCAAAGGGCAAAGAAGAAGAAACCCAAGAGGAAGTAAAAGGCAGTATGGGTGAACGCTTTGCTCAGAGCAAGGCATACAAAGCCTGGATGAAACAGGTTGCTCCCAACGGTCACATTCCTGAGAGTGCGAAGGGCATCAATTCCCCCGCTTTCCAGGTCGACATGCCGTTTGAAAAGAAAGCCGTTCTTACTGGCGCATCTGCCACTTCTGGCGGCGCGTTCATTCAGAACGACGACACTGGCATTTACGTTCCTATGGGACGCAAACCGCTGAAGTTGCGCGACCTGATCAGCGTCCGTAGTACCAATAGCGACATGGTTGAGTTTGTTCGCCAGACTGCACAGGTTACCCAGGCGGCTGGCGTTGCTGAAGCGACTTCTGCTGCCGCCCCTACAGTTGTCACAACTGCGACTGGTAATCCAACGCTGGTCTATACCAGCACTGTGACTAACAACGCAGGTGGCGGTTACAAACCCGAAGGCGCAATGGCTTTTGAAAAAGTTACCGCTCCCGTGGAAACCGTTGCAGTATGGATTCCTGTAACCAAACGCGCTCTGGCTGACGCAGCTCAATTGCGCGGAATTATTGACCAGGAATTGCGCGACTCTCTCATGGATGAGATCGAAACCAACATCCTGTTTGGGCAAGCCACTCCCGATTTTGTCGGTTTGGCTGAAACGCCGAATATTTTGAGCCAGGCTTTTAGCACCAACATTCTGACTACTGCCCGTAAAGCCATCACTAATTTGGCGACAAACGGTTTGGAAGCCAGCCCCACCGCATTCGTGGTTGCACCTGCCGATTGGGAAGCGGTTGAGTTAGCTCTCTTTGCTGCCGCACCGTACCTGCCTTATCAGCAATCCATGTGGCGTATTCCTGTGGTTGAGTCACAGTATCTCACCGCTGGTACTGCCTATTTGGGCAACTGGAAACAGGCGGTTATGTGGGATCGCCAGCAGGTCACTATCAGCGTAAGCGATAGCCATGCTGATTTCTTCATCCGCAACCTGGTTGCAGTGCTTGCTGAGGCTCGTGCAGCTTTCGGTGTGCTGAAACCAAAGTCCTTTGTTGAGATCGCTACCGCCGCAAGCGGCAGCCCATCTTAGGCTTAGTTGATTGATTAGGGCGGGGGCGATTTCGCCCCCGCCCTGAGAGGAAGTTTTTATGGTTGAAAAAGACGTAATGGTGATCGTCCCGATTGGCGAGTACGAAGGCATCAAGATGTGGCGGTCTGAGGCTGAAAAGCAAGGGCTGAAATACAAGGTGATCGGCAAAGAGTATGTCCCTGAGATCGAGGACAAAATGGTCGAGCCTGTGGAAGATAAGGCTCTGCCGAAAAAGACCACAAGACGGAAAACTACGAAGAAGTAGGTGAGGAATGGGATTTTGCTCAATTGACGACATCAACACTTTTTTAGGCACAACAATATTGCCAGATGACGCGCAAGCACTTCTGGCGATTGATGAGGCAACCGCAGTAATTCAAAATTATTGCAATCAGAAAATTGAGCAAGTCTCAGACGATACTATCCTGCTTGACGGCACTGGATCGACCAAATTGTTTTTGCCTGAGTTGCCTGTTGTTTCGATTACAAGCGTTGAAGTGGATGGGGTACTCTTAGACCCGACTTACTATGCTTTGGCTGAAAACGGGGTGCTCTGGCGGAAGTACGGGGTGTGGACAGTTGGTGCTCGAAACATCAGTATCACTTACACCCACGGTCACGATGTAATACCAGAAGAAGTCCGAGGGGTTTGTTACCGATCAGCGGCACGGTTATACCAGGCGCAATTGAAAGCGAGACGACAGGATTTTGTGTCGGGGTTGCAATCTGTGAGTGTCGGGGACTGGTCTGAAACCTACGAAACCGCAGGTGGATCATCGGGCGAGTCTGACAAAGGCGTATCTGCTGCACGGACTTTGTTGATGAGCGAGAAGGATATTCTGAACCATTACCGCTATAAGAGGATTTGATGTCTAAGTTTCCGCACACAATGACCTGGTACGCAAAAACTACCACCGCAAACGTGTTTACACGCAGGGTGGTGACAGAAGTGATGTGGCAAGCGCAAAAGGTCGCTAACACCAAAAAATCAGGTTTGCTTGATTCGGACAAAGCGATTGTCTATGTGCCGTTTGTTACATCGGATGGCACAGACCGCTCAGCGGAATTGACTTTCAAGATCGGCGATTACTTAGTGCCTGGTGAAGCGAGCGAGACAATGGTGGACGGCACATACACGCCTACAAAATTACTTGCAGCCTATCCGCGCACAATTCAGATCAGGACTGTGGACTGGAAAGACTACGGCGCATTACAGCACGTCCAGATTGGCGGTAAGTAATGGATAACGTCTATGTTACCCAACCCCAGGACAGAATCATCAAGACGCGGAACGGCGATATGCTGGTCAAGTGGAATCCTAATTTTGCAAGGCAGCGAAACACCCGATATAACCGCGCTCAAAGGTTTGTAGATTCAAGAGTGCTTTATTACTCTGAGAACTATATCCCTGTTGACACAGGCGAGCTGCTATTGTCAGGACGCAGGGAAACAAAGATTGGATCGGGCATGGTTATATGGAAAGCCAGGGGGCGGCCTTACACGAGACCACAATACTACGGATGGCGCAGGGCGCATAAAAGCAACTTACCGAAAATCCATCACGGAAATTACTGGTTCAGGAAAGTCAAAGCCCAGCATGGCAAACAGATTGTTAACACGGCTAAGGGCATGGCAGGTGGAGGTAGCTGACTATGAGTGAAGAGCCTATCGAAGAAGAAGGCACGACCATCATTCAGGCATTGCAGACTTACATTGCAGATTGCGAGCTTTTGTCTGAAATGGGGCTGACACCGCTTGTCAACTGGTTAGAACAAACGCCAGACAGTTACGGGATTTTTCCTTTACCTGGCGATAAACAAATATACAGTTACCCAGCAAAAGGGGGAATGTACGAGTTCCCATTTGCGCTTCAGGTCAATTCTTCAAACGCTGACGATCTGGCGAGATTGCAGACACAAGGCTTTTTTGAGAAATTTGGGAAATGGCTTGACGCTCAGAACGAGGCGGAAAACTATCCTACGTTGAGCAGCGGTGAAACTGTTTATGAAATTGAAGCTCTTGGTCAGGGTTACTTGCTCGACCAGGGGGATTCTGATGTAAGCACCTACGAAGTGCCTTGCAGACTTACTTACGAAAGGATTTAACAACATGGCAATCAAGCGTTCAAAACTATTGCATTTTATGAACACTACGCCGTCAAGCACGGCAACTTACTACTTGATGAACACTGGTATCACCAGCCTTAGTATCAACAAGAATCCAACTTACCTGGAAGAAGGGTACATCGCTGACGATGTTGGCAGCAAACAGTTGGAAAGTCTTGCGCCTGAGTTCACATTTGAGATCAACGTGGACTCGGCTGACGAAGTTTCAAAGTTCTTGACTGGTTTGGAATGGAACGACAAAACCCTGACCGATGTTGAGACAGACATTGTTTCTGTGCAGTATTGGAAAACCCCAACTGGAACTGCCTATCCTGCAAAAAAGTATAAGGTTTCTGTTTCTGTTGAAACAATCGGTGACGAAGCGTTGAAGACGCTAAAACATTCCGTTACCTGTGGCGTTATGGGCGATGCGGTCTTTGGGACATTCAACACCTCTTCCAAAGCCTTTAGTGCGACCTAATTAGAAAGGAATAAATAATGGCGATCAAAAGATCAAAATTACAACATTTTATGAATACCACGCCAGACGAGACAACTCCATCTGGCGGTGAAACATGGTCGTTGATGAACACTGGCATTACCAGCCTGAGCATCAACAAAAACCCAACCTATCTTGAGGAAGGGTACATTGCCGACGATGTTGGCAGTAAACAGCTTGAGAGCCTTGCGCCTGAGTTCACTTTTGAGATCAATGTAGATGAGGACGACCCTGTGTCTATTTATCTGACTGACTTAGAGTGGGAAGATGCAACTTTGGAAGACGTTGAAACCAGCATCGTGTCTGTGCAGTTGTGGCAGACTCCCTCTGGCACTGCTCCAAACTTATTGTACCCTGCGAAGAAATACAACGTGTCAATCTCGGTTGAAACCATTGGCGATGAAGCGTTGAAAACGCTAAAGCATTCGGTGACCGCTGGTGTGATGGGCGATGCGGTCTTTGGGACTTTCAATCCGAACACAAAAGCCTTTGTAGAAGACGAGGATTAGTTGATGGAATCAATCAATATCAAAACCGATAGCCAGCGGACTTTGTGTATCAACGATGACGAGTCCAGGTGGATTTCGTTTGATGCAGAAGACCTGAATTTCTACGGTAGGCTGAAGGTCTTATATAGTTCGCTTGGTGGAAAGCAAAAAGAGTTTGAAGTCAAAGAAGCCGAAGCACGTGCTCTTGAGGGCGAGGATGAGAACGGTGCGCCGTTGTCTGCTTTGGCTTTGATTGACATTCAGACCGAGTTTGCCAGTCATGTGACTGAAGGAATGGACGCGGTATTCGGTGAGGGCACTTGCCAACGCCTGTTTGGAAACACGTTCAATCCAGACGCTTACGGTGAACTAATCAAGGCTATTTTGACACACATTTCAAAATACCGTGAGAAGAAACTGCAGGCTGAACTGAAAAAAAATCCAGGCAAAAAGGTAATGAAATAAGTTGAAGAACTTTCTGATCGAGCAGTTTCCTGATGCAATCGAGATTGACGGTGAAGTATATGCCGTCAATACTGATTTTCGTGTCGGGTTACAGATTATGGCTGACTTTGAGAATCCTGAGTTTGACCAGGATGAGAAGGGCTATCTAATGCTCAATCGGCTTTATCGTGATTTGCCAGATGACAGGGACGGCGAGTTTTATCAGGAAGCGTTATCAAAGGCGACTAAATTTCTGAACGCTGGCGATGAGGCAGGACAAGACGTTGACGGCAAACCACGGCTTTACTCGTTTGACAAAGACGCACGGTTGATCTATTCTGCTTTCTCACAGACTCACGGTGTAGACCTGCAAACAGCCGATATGCACTGGTGGAGGTTTATCGCTCTCTTCATGGATTTGGGGGCAGATACGGCTTTCAATTCTATGGTCAACCTACGGAAACGTTATCACGAAGGCAAGTTGACCGATGAAGAAAAGAAATTGGTAGCGCGGTTAGGCAATGATTTTCTACTTGAGCAGGAAGAAAGTTATGAGCCGCTTGACCCTGATGAAATTGCATTTATTGAACTTTTACCAGAAGAAGACCAAAAGAGGTTTTGGGAAAGCAGGAAACGCTAATGGCGTATGATGGCAGTATACGGATTAATACAAAAATTGACGGCAAGGGCTTCAACACTGGCATAAAGAGAATGATGTCCAGCCTGGGAAGCCTGACCGCTGCGATTGGTGTTGCTTTAAGCGTGGCGGGTCTGGTCAACTTTGGCAAGAAAAGCGTAGAAACTGCTATGCAAATGGAAGCAGGTTGGCAAGGCTTGAGTTATATGGCAAGAGCCTACGGCAAAGACATCAACCAAATCTCAGAGTTTTTGCAGGACTACACAAAAGACGGTTTAGTGCCAATGATGAACGCACAGCAAGCCTATAAGAACATGCTTGCCCGTGGGTACGACACAGAACAGCTTGAAAAGATGCTGCTGATTATGAAAGACAGCGCAGTTTATCTTCGCAAAGGGCAGTTGAGCATCGGCGATGCAATCGAGAAAACCACAATGGGCTTGCGGACAGAGCGATCTATCCTGACCGACTCCTCTGGTATCGAAAAGAACATGTATAAAATGTGGCAAGCCTACGCAAAGGAAATGGGAACAACCATTTCGGCTTTGACGGAAGAGCAGAAACTTATCGCCGAGTTCCAGGGTTTCATGGAAGAGGGCGCGGTTTATGCTGGGGCTGCCGCTGAGTACACCCAAACTTACGCTGGTCGAGTGGCGCAATTAACCGCAGCAATGGTCGGTTTGAAGGTGTCCGTGGGTAACATGCTCATCCCATTGCTGAATGCGATGCTGCCGAAAATTATTGAGATAGTACATTGGTTTACCCGCCTTTTCAACATCGTTGGGCGCGTGTTGAACTTATTATTTGGCACAAACGTTGGGGCAATAGACGCTATAGCTGAAGGGACTGAAGATGCCGCAGATGCACAGGACGCGTTGGCTGATGCGACTGGCGAGGCGGGCAAGGCGGCTAAAGGTGCATTGGCTGCGTTTGACAAGTTGAATGTACTGGCACAACCAAAAGCAGCGAGCGGTGCTGGTGACACAGACTTAGGCTTGCCAGAAGAAGAGGAAGACGGTGGTGCGCTTGGCAAGATTGGGAAAGCACTTGATGAGTTAGAGATAAAGATTGCGGCTTTCAAACAGAACTTGCTTGCTTTCTTCGCACCATTACAAGAGCCGTTTAATCGCTTGAAAGAGGCTTTTCTGACCTTAGGCGCGACCATCGGTACTGGCTTAGGCTGGGCGTGGGAAAACATCTTGCAGCCATTTTTCACCTGGATAGTCCAAAGCGTTGCTCCCGTTGCTCTTGACATTATTTCTGGAGCACTTGGTGTCCTAAACGAGATTTTGATTGCAGTTTCTCCGTTGTTTGTCGCTCTGTGGGAGAACGTACTGAAGCCGTTAGGGGAGTGGGCTGGCGAGGCGTTTATCCAAGCCCTGACTTGGATTTCAGAAAAACTTACGGAGCTAAGCGATTGGATCAGCACTCACCAGGAGACAGTTCAGACAATTGCAACCATCTTAGGAAGTTTCGCCGCAGCATGGATTCTCGTGAACGGCGCGATTGGTATTTGGAGTGGAATAGCTGCTATAGCCACGAGCGTAACAACTGCGTTTGCTGGTGCGGTTGCGTTTCTGACATCGCCAATAGGGTTGGTGGTTTTGGCAATTGGGGCGGTAATTGCAATTGGTGTGTTACTGATCCAGCATTGGGACGACGTAAAAGCCTGGGCGATTAGCACCTGGGAAAAGATCAAAGAAGTTTGGGGTGTAGTCGCAGGCTGGTTTAACGAGAAGGTAGTTGAGCCACTAAAGGCGTTCTTTGCTCCAATAGCTGAATGGTTTTCAACCAACGTTACTGATCCACTGAAAGAGAAGTTTGCAAACCTTGTCGAGAAGTGGACTGAACTCAAAGACGTGATCAAAGAGAAGATCATTGACCCTGTAGTAAAATTCTTTGAGGAAACCCTTAAGCCGCTGATTGCAGCCGTCCTGGACTTTCTGAAGGATTACTTTGCTGAAGTTTGGGAGGGCATAAAAGATGTCATATCTACAGTGATTGGTGCAATCGGTTTGATTTTCGAGACACAGCTTGAGTTTTGGAAAGGCATTTTTTCAGGTGTCTTCGAGGCTATCGGTGGAATTATCAAAGGTGCGTTGGAGGTTATTACTGCGGTAATAGGGACGATCATTGACGTAATCGCTGGGATTATCACCTTCCTGACTGGTGTGTTTACTGGCGATTGGGACAAAGCCTGGCAGGGTATCAAAGACATCGTGATTGGCATTTGGGACGGGATTGTTGGTGTAATCAAGGGCGCAATCAATGGGATCATCGGGTTTATCAACGGGATGATCAATGGCATTGTATCTGGAATCAACAACGTAATCGGCGTGCTCAATAATCTGAATATTGAAATCCCCGATTGGATTCCATTTTGGGGCGGAAAGACTTTTGGCTTCAACCTACAAGCCCTTACTGCCCCGCAAATTCCTTTACTTGCCACTGGCGCAGTTATCCCCGCCAATGCGCCGTTCGCGGCAATCCTGGGCGACCAGAAGTCTGGTACGAATGTCGAAGCACCGCTGAAAACCATTGAGCAAGCTGTGGACAATGTGCTGGCACGGCGGGGGCTTAATACTGGTACAGACAATGGGTTGATCCACAACGTTATCAAATTGGACGGGCAAGTCTTATATGATGCGTTTAAGAAAATTGACAAGCGCGTTGGCAGAAGCATGATTGCAGGGAGCGGTATACGATGATAGTGATTGACGGCACTTCTTACGACATCCCAATCAAGTCCATTCAAGGTAAAGCGGATATGCTGGACAAATATGCCGAAAGAACTTTGGACGGCGTACTCCATCGTGAGTTGATTGGTGTATACGACAACTATGAAATCGAGTTTGCGGCAACCTATCGGAATCCAACAGTTTATTCTGACCTTTGGTTTAAGTTGACTGAGCCAGTGCCCTGGCACACCGTTACATTTCCTACTGTCTTTGGTGACCGTGCGATTGTTGGTTATTTTGCCAATACTTCACACGATATTTCAAAACAAAAAGATGGGACAACATACTGGAAAAATCTGACAACTTCTTTTGTTTCCCGTGAGAAGAGACCATAGCAATGTCTTATACCTACCCGATTGTCACTCTTAGCATTATGAATGATACCATCGTGTTTCAAGACACCGATGTAATTGAGGCAGAAGTCACGCAGGAAATCCATCCGATTGGGATTGAAGTTCCTGCTTCAAAAGCAACGATTAGAGTATGGCTTGATGATGAAATTGTGGATGAAGAGGGTAGAACGCTAAGGGATAAGTTTAGACCTTTTTCAGACGGGATTTATTACCAATCCATGACCACAGGCTTGATAGTGGATGTCAGTGAGCGGATAGTCGATGAAGACAACTCAATTGACACAGAGCATTTTGTTGGTCGGTTTTATCTCGAAGGGTGGAATACCACAAAAGAAGGTGAACTCGAACTCGATTGCACTGATGCCGTTGGTCTTTTGGAAAACACAACTTATTTAGGGAATTTCTATGAGACACCGACACGCGCTGACGTAATTCTTGCAGATATTTTTAATAATGTTGACTTGCTTTATTCTGTGGAAACAGGTATCGCACAAAAATATTTGAAAGGCTACATCCCTGGGGACATCACTTTACGTGAGGCTTTGCAGCAAGTGCTGTTTGCTTGTGGGGCTTTTGCTATAACAGAAAAGAACGAAATTGATATTGTATTTCTCAATATCAAAAGTGGAAGACTGCCGATTGCCAATCCCGTTTACCCTGGCTACTACTATGAAGAAGAAGGCGAAACAGAGCCTGTTTCGACATATGATGGTGATGCCTGGTATACCAATGTTCTTCTGGACACAATTGTCACAAATGAAGAAAAGACTGATTCGCAGGAGCTCAATATTTTGCAGTTAGTCACTGGTGTCGAAATCACAAGTCACGACTATTCAAAAAGCGAAACACTTGAAGAGATATACAACGCTTATCTTGCCCCAGGCGAATATATGGTTGTTTACGATAAACCGTACTGGCATGTCGAAGCGTCTGGTGTTGGTGACAGAATTACTTATCTTGGCACAACAACACCAACAAATGATGACGGACAAGATGAAGTTCTTGTTTTCCCTTATTCTGGCGCAACATATCCTGATGTGACGATTCTTACAACTTATGGCGAATTTGAGTTTGGCGTAAATTATGTCTATCTATATGTGCCAGAGCCAGGCGGAACGGCAGTGGTTAGTGGCAAACCCTGGTTGGATGCAAAACAAAATTTCATCTGGGTGAATCCAGCTGGAATAACATCGTATGAAGAGGGTGCGGTTTATGATGACCCACTTGCCTTATATAATGATGCGGTCTATTACCGTGACTGGAACACCTATGCCCCACCAAATGTTTGGAAAATTACCAATGCTACACTTGTGCCTTTTAATAAATCTGATGCTGAGGTGACTGTAGAAGAAGTCTTGGCGAGAGTCGCAGAATACGCAAGTTTGCGCTATCAGCAAAAGGCTAATTTGTTTCCACGGACAGACCTTGAGTTAGGCGAGATTGACATTATCGAATCGCTTTATGGCAAAAGCGTGGTAGGCGTTGTGGAGCGTATAAATAGCGATTTAACTGGCGGCTACCTGATTGATGCTGAGTTTATTGGAGTCGAAAGGGTGACGGTATAGAAGGAGTGAAAATTTATGGCTGAGCCTTTAACTAAGAAAATTAATGATTTACCCGAAATGGGTGTCGTAGCAGCGTCTAACGACAAATTGCTGATGCTTGATGTGAGCGAGAGTGCTGTTAACATGACAAAGTTAGTGCCGATGAATTTGCTTTCAATTCACACGGCATCGCAACTTGCCGCAAATACGGTGGGCAGTTCTCAGATAAAAGCAGGCGCAGTAACAAACAGCAAACTTGGCGCAGACGCTGTTAATGGGGCTAAGATTGCAGATGACGCAATTGGCAATGAGCACATTAGAGACTCCGTAGCTTTGTCGGTTATCGGGCGTTCTTCCAGTACCAGCGGTAACCCCGCTGACATCGTTGCAGGTACAAACGGTCACGTGCTCAGACGATCTGGTACAACACTTGGTTTCGGCCAAGTTGCCAATGCTGGAATTGCTAACGGTGCAGTAACAAACAGCAAACTTGGCGCAGACGCTGTTGATGGGGCTAAGATTGCAGATAACGCAATTGGCAATGAGCACATTAGAGACTCTGCTGCATTATCTGTAATTGGGCGTTCTGCGAATAGCAGCGGTAACCCCGCTGACATTGCAGCTACTACCGATGGTTATGTCCTGAGACGATCAGGAACAACTTTGGGATTTGGTCAGGTTGTTACTGCTGGAATTGCGAATAATGCTGTTACCGAAGAGAAGTTAGGCACGATTAAGCGCACCCTCTTTCTTCGGGTGACCGCGCCAGACGACACATTAACAGTGGGAAGCACCACCAAATTCTTCCCGTTCCCGATTACCCTAAACAACTTTATCGTTGTCGACGCAAGAATCAATCTCATTACGGCATCGTCAAGTGGAACGGTCACAGTCGCTTTGTTAAATCAAGGCGGCACAATGACGACCTTATCACTTGCTGCTGGAGCAACGGGCATGAGCGCAAGCGGAACAATCTCAACATCGTACCGCACTGCGATAACGAATAACTTTCTCGGTGTGAACGCAACCGCCGCTGGAACAGGGGCTAAAGGGCTTAGCATAACACTCGTTTTGCAAGGAGTGCCTGCATGATAAAAACCTTGACGTTGCCAATGGTTTGGAATAGATACGGCTCAAGCTACGGCTCAGCGGCTGACGAAATCCGTTTGGGTTGGCGGGAGTTCAATTTTATCAACTACAAATACAACTCCTGGGCGAAGTTCAATGTTTCAGAAGTGCTTGCGCTGAATCTGCAGGCAAGATACATTGTCTCAGCAAAGATTGTCATGTTCCTGAGTGGCACCGATTACGATGTCAGTTGTAAGGTCTATAACACCCTCAAGCCCGCCACGAGTGGGGCAAACTGGAACACCTACAACGGCACTAACTCATGGACAGTGCCTGGCGGAGAAGGCAGCGGAACAGACCACGGCTCAGAGTTAGCTAATGCCAGCAATTTTGGTCAAACAACGGTTGAAATCCCCTTATCTGGTGCGGCTCTGATGGAAGCCGTTGTAACTTCAAACGGGATATTCTCGTTTATTACAACCAGCCCTCAAGGAACAAACGATTATATTGTCGCATATTCAACAACGTACCCGCCCTATTTATCGGTAACTTATAACAAACCATCTATGTTCGACGTAATAATATTTTAGATAGAGAGGATAATAAACATGGCAGCATCATACCCAGGAACGATAAAACCATTTTCAACGAAAGAACCCGGTCAAGCAATCGCCTCCAGCCACATTAACGAATTGCAGGACGAAGTGGTCGCCATCGAAACCCAACTCGGCACGAACGCAGGAATATGGCAATCTTATACGCCTACCACAGTAATAGGATGGGAGGCAGGCTATACCGTAGATTATAGATATGCCGTAATAGGCGATTTATGCTTCATAGCCCTGTCTATATCAGGAACAAGCAACAACAATCAAGCACGAGTCAGTACACCAGTACCAGTAGGGGGAACTGGCTATTTATATACACCAGTAGCACTATATAAGGATAATGACGTAATGGTTTACGCTGGCGGCAGAGTTTTTGGTCAGATAAGACCGCACACCGTATCTGAACCAGATATGGTATTTTTCTGGATTGACGGCTCGGCTTCTAGTTGGACAGAAACTAAAGGAAAACAAATATATTTTAACGCATTTTACCCGATTTACCGAGCATAAAGCATGAAACCAATAATTGACATAAGCAGCCACCAGGAGGATTATGACTTATCCGTTCGGCATTGACATTTCGGCTTACCAATACTCACAAGACGGCTCACGAAAGCCCGACTTCGACCTAATCAACGAAAAGTGTGACTTCGTTGCCGTGCGTGCTGGCATCAGTTGGGGGTACACCGACAAGTGGTTTGAGTATTCGTGGTCACACGTTCTCAGACCGAGGCTGGGGTATCACGTGGTTTACCCTGGCGAGAGTGCGACTGCACAAATGAAACACTTTCTCAACATCGTGCATCCAACTCAGAATGACCGCCTTGTGCTTGATATGGAACTCGACCACGGCTATAGCAAGGCTCGAATCACAAAAACGCTTGTGGACTGTATGAACATTATACAGACAGAGACGGGGCGTTATCCTGTGATTTACAGCAGGGCTTATTGGATTAACCAGTTTGTAGACGTGAACGCTTTGCCAGAAAAGACCGACTGGTGGTTAGCAAACTACCTGCGTTCTAATCCCGACCCGTATTTCACGCCAGAGATGACACCGCCGCCTATGTTGCCAAACGGTGTGAAGAATTGGCTCATCCATCAAACGTCAAAAGAACAGGACGGCAGTAAGGTGGGCGTGGTTAGTCACTATGTGGACACTAATCGTTGGAACGGTACACACGATGAGTTGCTGGCTTACTTCGGTTACGATGAGCAACCAGAGCCTGAACCTGAACCTGAACCGGAAGAGCCTTTGTTCCAAGCACGCGTTTACAGCTGGGCGACTCCCTACGTCAACGTGAGAGCCGAACCTTCATTAAGCGCAGGGAAAGTCGGCTTCAAATACCCGTTAGCGGTGACCGATGTTATGAGCACGATGCCTGACTGGTACGAAGTGCCCGAAGGCTGGATGATGTCTCGATTCTTAGAACGGCTTGACTATGACCCGCCCGCCACGATGCTTGCAATCAAGCCGCTCTCACAAAGAGACACGCGCTGGGCTTCTCACAAACTCGGTTATTCCTATTACACGATAGGCGGTTACGGATGCCTTATCACAGCTATCAGTATGATACTGAACTGGTACGGCAAGCAGACCGACCCGGCGCAACTCAATGACGCTTTGGTTAGGGTGGGCGGTTTCACGGGTGCAAACCTTTATTGGAACGCAATCGCGCAAGTTCAGCCTGACATTTACCTTGCAAAGGCTATCGACTGCTACTATATTCCAGCACCCTTGCACGAAATAGACGCTCTGCTTGCGGATGACGTTCCCGTCTTGGTGCACGTTGACTTCACGCCGGGTGGCGCGGTAGATCAGCATTGGGTGCTGATTGTCGGCAAGTCGGGCGATGATTACATCATCAATGACCCGTGGACTGGGGAGCAAGGTAGTTTCCGCACTCGTTATGGCGATCCTGCCCGCTGGATATTCCGCATCAGGGCGTATCGGAGGCAAGCATGACCTTCGTGATCAATTCAAACATTCAACCTATAGGAGATAACTAATGGCAACTTACACAAAATTTCAACAATTCGTAGAAGACCTTGCAGAGAAGAAACACAATCTCGCAACCGACACACTCAAGGTCGCGTTTTCCAACGCCGCTAACGCCCCATCTGCTTCGGCTGACGTCAAGCTGGCTGACATTACCACCATTGTCGCAACCAACTTGGGCGACGTTACCCTAACCGTATCGAGCTCAAGCCAAACCGCCGGCACGTACAAGTTGGTGGTTGCAGACAAGACCCTAACCGCGGTGGGCGCAGTACCAGCGTTCCGCTATGTGATCATCTACAACGACACCGCCGCTAACGACGAGTTAATCTGCTTCTTCGACTACGGCTCGGAAGTCACGCTCGCATCGGGCGACACGTTCAAGCTCGACTTCGGCACAGAACTGTTTAGCTTGGCGTAATCGTGGCGAATATGATACCGCCTCGGCGTTGGGTCGGGGCGGCAAGTTGAGCGAGATGTATCCACGCGCCGTCATTCGTTACGGCTCATATAGGAAGGTAAATTAGTTATGGCAAATTGGGCTAAGTTACAAGAGCAACTGACAGGACTGCCTGTTGTAAAGCGAGACAAGCACAGCATCCACTTTGCCAAAGGTGACGGGCAAATCGTTGCCAACTTCTCAGGCGCACCCTGTCACTATGAAGAGAACGGCATCTGGAAAGCACTCGACACCGCCATCGTTGAACTGGAAGACGGCTCACTTGGCGCAAAGGGCGTACCAGTCCGCTTGAACCTGAACGGGCTTGTCAGGCTTATCAACGAAAACAACGAGGACTTATACAGTCAAGTCACGACACGGGTGGGCGTGTTCAATAGCACTACCCGCAACTTGGTAGATTACATCAACCTGCCAGTAGGACAAGTTCAAGACGACCTGCTGATAAAAGACACCGACCTCTATTCTCACAGTTTGCGCTTGACCGAAACAGGCTTGCGCGAAGAAATTGTCATCAAGTCAAAGCCAGCGTTTGTAACCGACAAGGCTAACTTATGGCTGGTACTTGACACGGTTGTGACGGGCGTAAGTTTCGAGGACGGCTGGCTGGATGCGTTTGAGATTGCGCAAATGCACTTCCCACCTCCAACCGCTACCGATGCGGAGGGGCGAGAGGGCACGGCGAAACGCTATGCCAAGAATATTGGTGGCGTTCAGCACATCTTTACTGGCTTGAAATTCAGTGAGTTGTATCGGGCGGCTTACCCTGTAACGGTTGACCCTGACTTTAGTGGTGGGTCTGGATATGTAATTACTAGTCAAAGTACTGATTATGCTACTGCAAGAACAACGAGTGTATCTTCAGCAGCTTGGTCGAATAGGTCTGACGTTGGGCAGGGACAGTGGTCTGTTTATCTAAGAACTTTACGCATCTTTACAAAGTTTGACACATCAAGTATAGGAGCAGGCTCAACAGTTACACAAGTTAACTTGGCTATGTGCCCTTATTATAACAATTCTGCTACAGATTTTGACATCCAGATATGTATGCAAGACTGGTCGGCTCAAGACCCCATAGCATCGGGAAATAGAGAAACAGCGTTTGACAACTGTCTCGCAGAAACAGATTACGATGTTTGGTTGAACAGTGCTGATTGTCCGAAAAGACAGAGATATACGGGTGGAAATATGACCACATCGTGGATTAACAAGACTGGCACAACATATTATAGTATTCGCTCAAGTAGGGACTACAACGGCGATGAGCGTGTAATTGATGGAAATACTGAAACTGTTAACTTGTGTGCGCCAGATAACGCCACCGAATCCTACCGCCCCGTTCTTACCGTCACCTATCTCATTCCCGACTACACCCTCACTTGCGCCGCCGGTTCATACTCGCTGACTGGCACGGATTGCACGCTTACGCACACTCCGGCATCGCAAAACCTGACCCTCACCTGTTCCGCTGGCTCATATTCGCTAACAGGCACGAACGCCGACTTGACGGTCAAGCGGAATTATGTGCTGGCGTGTGGTGCTGGAAGTTATTCGCTCACCGGCTCGGATGTGGATTTTGTTCTGCAACGCAATTACTCGCTTGAATGCGGTGCTGGAAGTTACAGCCTGACTGGTACGGACACGACATTCGAGGTCAAGCGAAATTACACGCTTGTCTGTGAAGCTGGAAGCTACAGTCTTACTGGTACTAACGCCGACTTGACGGTCACCCGACATTACACGCTAACCTGTGAGACTGGAAGTTATGCGCTTGCTGGCACTAACGCCGACCTTATTTTACAGCGCAACTATGTGTTAGCTTGCTCTGCTGGCAATTACTTAATCACAGGCACGGACGTAACACTCACTGTTCAACGCAATTACACCCTCACCTGCGCCGCCGGTTCATACTCGCTGACTGGCACTAACGTCACGCTCACATCAACCGTAAAGCAAAACTTGACGCTGGCTTGTTCTGCAGGCTCGTACTCGCTTACTGGCACTAACGCCGACTTGACGGTCACCCGACATTACACGCTAACCTGTGAAGCTGGAGGTTATGCGCTTACTGGCTCAATCGTTGATCTGACAGTCCAGCGCAACTATGTGTTGGTGTGTGAAGCTGGTAGTTACGCGCTAACCGGAACAAACGCAGGCTTGACTTCTGCTCGCACAATGGCACTCGAATCAGGTTCGTACGCCTTGACTGGCACGAATGCCGGTCTATACCGCGCGTTGGTTATGGCTTGTGAGGCTGGAACTTATGCGCTCACAGGCTCGGATGCTACGTTCAATGCCAATTACATATTTGCTCTCGGAATGGGGAGTTACGTTCTGGTTGGCACGAGCGTGGGATTGTTCGTTCTCTCGCCAACACCGGCTTGCAGAACCGCGACAATCGAATTTGAGAACAGAACATTTGCAATTCCGCATGAGAATAGAACATTAGAGGTCACATGTCACTAACATTACAAAATCCATTGAAAGACCCTTCCGCAGTGCTGGATTATGTGTTCGACTGGACGGAATGGCTGGCAACCGGCGAAACAATCACCGACCATACTATCACAGCCGACACGGGTATCACCGTTGACAGTTCGACTGAATCAGACGGCAAAGTTACCGTCTGGCTCTCAGGCGGTACGGCTGGTATCAATTACAAAGTGGCGTGCCTGATTACAACGTCCGCAGGGCGAACCGACGAGCGCACAATCTGGATCAAGGTGGTCGAAAGGTGAGCAATTTGTTTCCAGACATAACGGGCGTGCTATATGAAGAAGAACAGTCAAAATTACATGAGATAGCCAAAACAACTACGCATCCAATTGTCAACATTGGCGTATATCAAGGATTGTCTACCGCACAACTTGCAAGTGGCACAAAGCAGAGCGTGTACGCCATTGACATTTGGGATGAGCGACCAGCAGGGTATGTCCCAAGTAAAAGGGACTTGATGAGGGGATACCACCTGAAGAAAACTCAGGACGTTTTCCTTGAAAACATGGAAAAGCACGGCTTGACAAACGTTATCCCGATAAAGGGTAACAGCAAGGTGGTTGGCAAAACCTGGGACACCCCGATAGGCGTGTTGTTTATCGACGGTGATCACCATTACAAATCCGCGCTTTCGGATTACAGCTTGTTTGCAAAACACATTGTAGTCGGCGGATGGTTAGCAATTCACGATTATCACATAAAAGACGTTAGAAGGGTGATAGACGAGATCATCATTCCTTCGGGACTGTGGACGGACATTGAACTGACAGAGACCTTATGGGTTTGCAAGAGAAAGTCGTGCACGACAGCAGACGCAAAACCGCCTATGACATACTGGATACGCCATCATCAGCACAAAGGGAAGCCAATTGAAGACGCTTTAATTAGTCAAGGATGGCAGTGTAGTGACGCGCCAGATATTGCCTTGTTCGACACCGCGAGGAACAAACCTATAGAACGCAGGTTTAGAAGAGGGGGCGCAACGCTTGTAGTCTATCCGCATACGGCAATTGCTGGCTGGTGGTACGACGGGATATTAGAACCGCCTAACGGCTTTAGTGCAATACTGGCTATCGGGGAAGGACAGAAGGAAGTCCAGAATATCATCACGCCGAACATCAGGGTTGAAACAATTGGTTGGAGTTATTGTCCAATCTTGCCATTTCAAAAGCCAAAGGCGATCAAGCAAATACTGTTTGCCCCCATCCATCCAAGCCTCAATGGCAAGTTGAGATCAGAGGCAAAAGACGTGAACGTCAGGGTGTATAAGCGTTTGCTGGAAATGAAAGGCGTGCAGATAAACCTTCGTGTTATTGGCGATCTTGAAAAGAATGGATTATGGCACTCGCCAGATGTTACAACCACAGAAGCCCAACCAGACGGAAGTTATGCAGAAATTGATTCTGCAGATTTGGTGATAGGCGAGGGCATGTTTCTATCGCTTGCAGTAGCCAGAGGGAAGCCAGCTATCGGAATGAATCAGCGCGTAACACAGAAAGTAAACTGGAGTGGGCGCGTTCCAAAACGGTGGAACGAATATAACCACTTACAAGCATATCCGATTGACTTTGATGACGCTGATCTGCCGGAGTTGATTGACAAGGCGGTAGACGAATCACAGGTAAGCAACTGGAAGAAACGCTTTATCGGTGAGCAGTTGCAACCTGAGCATTTATCAAACGTGCTAAAGGACATCAGGAATGAGCATGCCAAACAGAGAGAACAATAAATTATGAGCGAAACCGCTTTGATCGACAATATCTCAAGAGAGATATTTGAAGGTAATGGAAACGCACAAGAGAAACTACGTAGAATATATGGTAAAGAACTAAACTATACCAACGCCAAAAAATACTTGGCTGGGATAAAACTGCACCTGAACACGGTCAAGGGCTTAGACAAAAACCAACAAACTTTTGGTACATCGAAAGAGATCAGTTTCAATGCTGACAAAAGTCAAACCGTAAAACAAGACGTTTACCTGACACCGGACGAGGCAGCCGATCCTTCAAAGATAATGCGGAGGATGGGCTTTGATCCTTTGTTATGGGAAGTTATAACCTGCAACGTGATCAGCGGATCGTGGGATGTTACGATCAAGAACGAAGCCTATGAGGGCGTGAAATACACGAACCAAAAATACTCGATAAAGTTGACCGTGAAACCGTTGGGGGGCAACCTGACGTTTCCACAAGTGCTGAGTGCTTTCAAGGAACTGCAACCTGCCAAAGTTATCGAGTACGACTACGAACCGATTGTAACAGGAAAAGGGCTTTTGTTTGAACTGCCAATTATGGATTTCCACTTAGGCAAACTCGCCTGGTCTGGCGAAACAGGCGATGATGATTATGATCTGAAAGCCGCTGCAAAGTTGTGGAAGAAAACTGTAGACGATCTGATAGACAAGGCTTGCAGCTTTGGCGAGATTGAGAAAATATTGTTTCCAGTTGGGCAAGACTATTTTCATTTTGACACGCCAACGGTTACTACAACCGCTGGAACTCAACTCGATTCTGACACACGTTGGCAGAAGATGTTTAGCAAAGGCGTGGAGTTGTTGGTTTGGGCGGTAGAGCAATTGAGAAAGATTGCGCCAGTTGAAGTATTGTGGATTCCAGGCAACCACGATCAGATGTTATCTTATGCGGCAACTGTGGGCTTGGCTCAACGGTATGCAGAAACTAAAAGCGTAAAGGTGGACTTGAGCGCAACCCCCAGGAAGTATCGCTTGTTTGGAAATAGCCTTATCGGATATTCTCACGGCGAAAAAGAAGGCAAGCGGCTGGAGGGGCTTATGCAGATTGAAGCACCTGAACTTTGGGGTGATTCTATCTTCAGGGAATTTCATATGGGGCATTTGCACACTGAATCAACCGTCACAAAAAACGGTATCGTGTTTCGCAGGATCAGTGCGATCACCGCACCCAATGCCTGGCACGTGGAAAATGGTTTCATTGGCAGTGTACGACAGGCGCAAGCGTTTATGTGGGATAAGGAACGCGGCTTGCAAGCTATCTTGAATAGTAATGTGAGGTAATATGCCCGTCTACGTTTACCATTGTGACAATTGCCTGAAGCAGACCGAGATATTTCAACACTTCACCGATGACCCGATAACCGTGTGCCCTGAGTGTAAACAGCCGACTTTGCAGAAAGTGTATCAGGTTGCGAACGTGCATTACAAGGGCAATGGCTTCTATGTCACGGATAAACGAGGGGCTGAACAAGTGTCGGGGGAGTCTTCGGACAACTCATAACGCGGGGGCAGTACCCGCCAGCTCCACTAAAAGAGCACCAGCTAAATTGTAGGTGCTCTTTCGTTTTAAGTATTGTATTCGAGTATTGTAATTAAGTATTGTAAGACGCATCCCATTTTAAGTATTGATTTCAGGTATTGTAACGCCTTCTTCTGCCATTGCCTTATCAAGCAGGTTGCGTAGAGTACGGCTGATCCCCTGTGGCTGTGACGTAAAAAAAGGGGGTAAAAACAGGGGTTATTATAATATCGCATAATTACACCTTATTATAATACAACGCTTATTTTAGGGGTATTTTATCGCTTGCAATGGCCACGGGTTCAGGGTTCAGGGTTCAGGGGTTCACGATCTCAGGGTTCAGGGTTCAGCGTCCAGGGGTAGGGGGGGGCGAAATCTCTACCGCGCAAGCCCCCCGAGCGCGCGCGTAATCTTAGGCACGCGAGGGCAAATATCCGACAGGGGGTTAATCTTACCAATTATTCAAGAAATCCCGAAAAACACTTGACTTTTGCTTTAATTTGTGTATAATTCAGGTGTAGTAAAGTAATTCACACAAAGATAAGGAGCAAAATGTTTGACACGCAAGAAATCTATTTATCCCGATTAGAACCACAAGAAGAAGAAATTGTCACTTGCCCACATTGCGAAAGTTATCTCGTTGAGCATCAGGACAATTTCACCTACGTCTGCCTGGATTGTCTGCAAGAGTTCAGCATCCACCCGATGGCAGATGACGACTCAATACCGTTTCGAAAGGAGTAACGATGTTAGACCAACTTTTTGATTTCATAGTAGGATTCGGAATTATCTGCATACCGATGATGATCGGCGCAGTTGTGGCCGGCATCATCGAGACAAGACGTGAGCGGAGGGGAAGATGACCGCACTCGGAATTGACATGAGCAGCCGTGATGCAGGTGGGGGTACTCGCCAGCGCAATCTATGAGAAGTGGCAGGAAAGAAGGGCTAAATGAAGGAAATATCGGCCTATAAATGCGGTTACTGCAAAAGAATATACCAGTTCCAGCGCAACGCTCAGAAGCATGAGGCAGTATGCCATTATAACCCGTCTATGCGCTCATGCTTTACTTGTGGGCTGTTTGTTCGTGAAGCAGACATCTCAGACTATGATGGCGAGTTTGTTCCATCTGCCCGATGCGAAAAAGGGTTTGATATAGATGAACCATTTGACCACATAAGGCTTGCGCAAGTCGGTTGCAAGTTTTGGGAGCCAAGAGAAAACCACCCAGGCGAGTATGTGAAGTTTAGAACTGGCTTTGGTGGATACAGAAAGCTTTATGAGGAGAGCAAGAAATGACCGTACTCGGAATCAACGTAACAGACAGAGATCCAGACTTATTTTATTGGCCAAAGCCTAACTGGCACGGCAAACCTGCAGAGTTGTTGAGAGTTGAAAGCAAGATTGAAGATCTGTGGGAGTGTTACGGAAAAAAGTGTGACATTATCCCGTTGCCGAATATCGAACTTGACGAGCTATTAGACGAAATTGATCACCTGGAAAAAATCAAAACAAGATTATGGAACGAATGGCAACACTTAGAAACAGAAAAGGAGCTAACACAATGAACAAGTCAGAATCAATTCAGAACTTATCAGCAGCCTTATCGAAGGCGCAAGCGGAAATGCCTGCTATCAAGTTTGACAGCAAAAATCCGTTTCTCAAAAACGACTACGCCAGTTTAGGCGCAATCATAGCGGGGGCGCGACCCGTACTCGCGAAGCACGGCCTCTCGGTAGCACAACTCACTTTTGGCGAAGATGGTGTGGCTGGAGTCGAGACCGTACTCATGCACGCTTCCGGCGAATGGATCAGTAACTCTATCTCAATGCCTATTGGCGAAGAGAAGGGCAAGTCATCCGCGCAGGTTGCAGGTTCTATTGTAACGTATCTTCGCCGGTACAGCCTGGCTTCAATACTGGGTATCTATTCAGACGAAGACGGTGACGGCAATAAGCCAGAGCCAACGCGCAAGCCAACCAGAACAAAGCCAGAAGCTCAAGCCAACGATGACATCATGACTATCGAGCGAGCATCAAAAGTCACGAACAGCAAAGGCACGCCTTACGTTGACATCGCAAGTGACGTGTTGCAACGAATGGTGATCGGCATCAATAAGGGTTTGCAGAACAGCGCGGATGACGAAAAACGAGCCGAGTATCTCGAAAAGAAACAGGCTATTGGCGTGATATTGAAGGCACGCGCAGACAAGTCAATTTGAGCGGGTTTCCCTCTCCTTTACCGCAGCCTGCTGGCCGGCGTTGTAGACCAGCAGAAAGCAGAGTATGAATAATGAACTAATAACGCTTGATGAGAGAAGCCGTTTATACCAGCTTGAAGAAACTATCAGGCAAGGGCTGAATACCTTCGTGGATGTTGGGAACGCCCTGCTTGAGATACGGGACAAACGGCTTTACAGGCAAGAGCACAGCACGTTCGAAGAATACTGCAATAAGCAGTGGAACTTTACAAAACAGCGTGTCTACCAACTTATGGATTCTGCCTCTGTAATCGACACTCTAAAAAAGTCAACCGTGGTTGACTTTTTACCAACCTCTGAACGCCAAGCCCGCCCGCTTGCGTCACTTGAGCCAGAAGAACAGGTTGAAGCATGGAAGCGCGTTATTACATCAACGCCGGAGGGCAATGTTACAGCCAAGATTGTTTTGAAGGCTGTAAAGGAAGTTGAGCGCGAGAAGCGCATTGAGCGAAGGCAAGAGCGCATAGAAAGTACTCCTGTAATTCCAAACGGGAAATACAACGTCATTTATGCTGACCCTCCCTGGCAATACGCATTTGGGTTTGATATTCATGGGGCAGCCGATAGACACTACTCCACTATGTCAATTGATGAACTTTGTGAATTGCCGATAAGAGACTTGACCGAAGACAACGCAGTCTTATTTATGTGGACGACATCACCAAAGTTATTTGATTCTTATGCTGTAATAAAGGCATGGGGATTTGAGTATAAAACTTCCTTCGTCTGGGACAAAGTGAAACATGTCATGGGGCACTATAACAGTGTCAGGCATGAGTTCCTTCTACTTTGCACAAAGGGAAGTTTTCCAAAACAGTCTAATACTTTACACGACAGCGTTATTGAAATCGAGCGATCGGACGAACACAGCGAAAAACCTGAATATTTTCGGCAACTAATTGAGACGATGTATCCGCTATCGAAAAAAATAGAGTTATTCGCACGTAAAACTGTCGATGGCTGGGATGGCTGGGGGAATGAAATATGACAGAACAGGAAAAGAAAGAATACTTCAAGTTCGAAAAGGATTCTCAACTAATCATCGACCAATATTACGTGCTGAGAGGACACACCGTAGACAGATCAACCTCGTGCATTTCTTACGACTGCATATTAGATGGCAAGGATAAAATCGAAGAGAAAATTCGACAAATAGAGCGATCCGATATTCTTGTTGAATTTATCCAAGACGCTGTAAGTTACGCTCCTGGTTGGTTTTACGAAACAAGATGTGATTATTTACACTACATCTTCATGGACAAAGCTGGAGGATTTATCAGTAGATTTGTCAGGTTGAGTTGGAATAAATTCAAGAGTTGGTGCTTGACTGATTATCTTACGAAGAATAAGCACCCATACAGTGTGATTAGCGACAAAGGGTGGGGGCTTACGATTAACTTCTCAATTCCGATAGATGCTATACCAAAATCCATAGCTACTTATGACAGCAAGACAGGAGGTTGAAAATGGCTTGGACCCGGATTGACGACAACTTCAAGAATAATATAAAAGTCCGCAAGGCTGGTGGTGATGGAGTCTTACTCTATCTTTACGGATTGATTCATTGCAATACTAACCTGACAGACGGTTATATTGACGAAGTTTATTTACCGCAACTGTTTGCAGACGCATTTTGTAAAAGGCCAAAAACTACAGTTGAAAAATTGCTTGAGGTCGGTCTTTGGATCAAAGTTGATGGTGGTTACCAGGTGAATGACTTTTTAGAATATAACCTGACAAAAGCAGAAATTGAAAAACGTAGGCAAGCAAAAGTAAAAGCAGGACGCAAGGGCGGACTAATCTCAAGTGAAAGCAAACAGAAAACAGAGAGCATACCAGATGCTCAAGCAAGTGCTCAAGCAGATGCTCAAGCAAAATTCAACCCCATAACCCATAACCCATTCCCATTACCAGATAACCCTAAAGATACTACTACCGGTACTTCTTTTTCAGACGTTGCAAAAGCCTATGAAGATGTTTGTGGAGTTCTAAATTCAGTTACCGCTGACAAGCTGAAACTGGCTTACAGCGAATATGAGCCTTCCTGGATTATGGATGCTTTGAAAGAGACGGCCGTGCAGAATAAGCGTTCTTGGGCTTATACGGAGGCAATCCTGAAACGCTGGCAAAAAGAAGGGCGCAATAACGGCAAGCGCGCGGTCAAGCCGGAGCGGTCAGCTGACACGTTCAGGCAGTACCGGAAGGCGGTGGGGGCGTGAGCGACAAAATGTGCGCGACTTGTAAATATTTTCAAACTTCAATCAGGCAGCCGCAGGGGTCTAGTCAGAAAGAGTTAGTCATGACCTGCCGCAAAGGGCACGTTCCTATCGCGTGGTTTAGCGGTAGAGAGTGCGAAGACTATCAACCAAAACTATCAGAGACACAGGAGCAAACATGTACCAAAAACTAATATTGATCGGCCATTTAGGCAACATTCCAGACACTCGCTACACAGCAAAAGGTGATCCCGTGACGAGCTTCAGCGTGGCGACTTCGCGGCGTTACGGTGAGACGGACGAGACCACCTGGTTCAGAGTGTCGGTGTGGGGCAAGCAAGCGGAGGCGTGCCAGACTTACTTGCACAAAGGCGCGAAGGTGCTGGTGGAAGGCAGGTTACGCCCTGACTCGAACGGCAACCCGACCACGTTCCAGCGCAAGGACGGCACGTGGGGCGCGAGCTTCGAGGTGACCGCAGAGAACGTAAGGTTCTTAGACGGCAAGGCTGATAGTGAGCCTGCTGAAGTGCCGTTTTAGGAGGATGAGATGAGTAAAGAGTTCAAAATAAATCTTCTCGAAGAAATGGATTTGCTTTATGCCAAGATACACAGACTCGAAGACGTTTGTGAACAGGCGAACATTATGCTGAATCAGCGAGATGAAATCGAAGAGGGGCTCAACAAGCGCATTGCCGAGTTTGAGGAAAAGCAACGCTGGCGTGTTGTTGCAGATGGAGAGTTGCCGGAGGTGTATCGGGATGAAGACGGCGAATTTATACCCTTTCTTGTTTGCGAAGGAGACGGAGACCGCCCATTCATAGCAATGTATGGCGGTAAAAACTGGCATGCTGGAATATTTGTGCCTGACATCACCCACTGGATGCCCTTGCCAGAATTGCCGGAGGTGCAGGAATGAGCGACATTAAAGAGTATCAGTCAGATTCAATAGTTTGCGATTTGTGTAATGGAAAAGGAAATATATTGATGACCTTCCATGATTGGATTTTAGATGAAACGCGCACGGAAGTGAGTACCTGTATCCGTTGTAAAGGCAAGGGCTTCTTGCATGATGGCAAACAGCCGCCGGAGGTGCAGGAATGAACACGCTTAAACCCTGTCCGTTTTGTGGGAGGACACCGAATCCAGACTGGACTGATGAGAGCTACATAGAGTGTACAAATCGTAAATGTTCTCTTTATGGTTATGGAATGAGTACAGGCGACTGGAACACCCGCCCAATTGAGGATGACCTTCGCAAGCGCATTGCCGAGTTGGAGGCGCTTGTTAATGTGTCGGAAGGTCTTTACGAGCGTATCTATGAGCAAGCAGCCCGCATTGCCGAGCTGGAGGCGGAGATTGTCCAACTTACCGCTCACGATGCTACAGAGCGGCAAGATGATAAGTGGATACCGGAGGTGCAGGATGTGTAACTTTTTCAGTTTTGTAACAGACCCAGTGAATCACCCAGCGGAGTATTACTACTTCGACTGGGAATATCGC